GTACCCCAGTTGGAGGGGAGGAAATAAAGAATGGGGGGGTACTATTTATCAAATAGACTAAATCATAAATGATGTACTAATGAAATGATAATCACTTGCATTAAATGTATCTGCTGTTGAATTCATTATCTCAATAACTCCATTTGTACTAATCATAAATGTATCTATCTTTCCACCTGATCTAGCCTGTGTGAAATATTGCACTTTACTTGGTCTATATCCTGTTGGTAATACCCCTATTTCCTTTTGCTTAGTCGTAACTCCTTTTATAGCACCTTCAACATAAACAGCATTACCTTGTTTCTTACATCTAACTGGGAAAGAAGTTGAATTGTGCTTTGATATGCCACTATATAATGTTATATTTTCATTCCAACTTGTATCAGAATATGCTATTGGTTTGCCATTATATAAGAACTCACCATTCAGTATTCTAAATAAATCGTTGTTAATGATTGCATTGTTTTCTATATCTACTCTTCTAAATACTGCTGTTGGAGTTACCAACGTATAACACATTGTATTATCACCACGATTTAAAACACTTGCTATGATATTCTCACTCGTATTAGAGGCAGTAGAAGTTGATGTTGCTTTATAGTAACCTGTTACTATATAAACACCTGTTGATAAAGTGTTTAACACAATAGGCTTACTACTTGTTCCAGTTAACTTTTTAACATTGCTACCTACATTGTCTATCAACCCTTTTAATACTCTTCCTTGATTTGCAGATAATGCTGCTGTTTGGCTTGTACTGGTTAAGTTATTAATTACACTAACACTACTAGCACTACCAATCATTCCCTTTAATACTCTTCCTTGATTTGCACTAAGTGCATCTGTTGCACTTGTACTCTCAAGATTATCTATTATATTTACTATTGCTCTTTCACTCATATTACTTCTCTTCTCTTTTATTATTCTTCCTTGCTGGTTTAGTCATTGCTGTTTCAACATTATCTTTTTTTAGATCTGCTGTTTCTAAATTAGATTTATCATTTAGTTCTTTGTTTTCTTCTTCTTTATCTAATTCTTTGTTTTCTTCTTCTTTATCTAATTCTTTGTACTTGTTACATTACCTTTTTCTAATTCTGCTATTCTCTCATCAGATAATTCAATGTTTGCTTCATTATACAAAGAAATAATATCTGCTCCTTTGACTATATTTTTATTTAGAGTACAATCTAAATAATCAATGTTTGCTTTGATTTCTTTAATCATTTTTTTCTCTCCTTTTCACTTTGCTTAATTTATTCCAATATTCTTCTGTTGGTGGTTGCATTGTTTCATTAAGTTCTTTTAGTAAATTATTTAATTGTCTATAATATTCATCATCTTTGTTTTCAAAAGAGTGTATATATGTTTGTCCTTTTCTACTTAATATTGCTCCATTGTTCCACCTGTAATTTGGATCTAAATGTGAATAATCTCCATATACATTTTTAAAGATATGATGGTATGAATAAGGATTGCTTTTATCAACCTTAAACCCTAACCAATCTATTTTTTCTGGTTTATAAATTTTTATCATATCTTTAAGTATCTGTTTCATATTCACTCCTATTTATATTATATACTATTTGAAAACTTTTTTATCAAATTAATTCTTCACTTTGAAAATTTTCATAGTAATCATTTATAACCTTTTCATATAATTCTATATCTCTTCCTTGTGGATTTTCATGTAATCTTTTCAAGCATTCTTCTTTTGATGTATCCATAAAGATTGTTTCTGTTACCCCTAAATTATCACATAGTCTTTTTCTATTCATAACAAATGGTTCTGTGGATAATATATAAGCATTTATCCATTTCCCATTTCTCATTTTGATTTGTTCCATAAGACATTCTCTCATTGCAAATGCTACTGGCTTTAATCTGTTTGGCTTAACATATTTATCATTTATGCTTATTGATTTCCATATTTCATCAAAATCTAATACTAAATCTTCTTGTCCATTAGCAGTTTCTTTAACAAAGGTTGTTTTACCGCTACAAGGTGGACCAACTATTAAATATACATTTTTCTCATAACTAGAAAATCTATGTTCTAGTTGGTTGTGGCATCTAAAATGTACAAGCATAAGATTATCTTTATTTAATGAAATGTTTGGATCATTAACATTTTCTAAAGTCAAAGGAATTTGAAAATGGTGAGGAATGCAATCGTAAGTATGTAAAATTGGTTTTCCACAATATTCACAAATTAACTCACCATTTTCATTTAACCTTTCATTCATTAAAATTTGTTTTAGTTGTTTCCATTCTTTAGATTTATAAAAATCGTGTACTTTTGTAAAGTATCTCATTTAATCAATCCTTATATAGTAAATGTCTTATTAAAACATAGCCAAGCACTAGTGTTTGCCGTTGCATTAGCGGTTGTTCCATATCTTGAAAATTGAACTGTACCATTTGAATTAATTGTAAGTAACCAAACATTTTTCCCTGAACCTTGACATATTTCAAAGATTGCATTTGATGGTCTATATCCTGTCGGCAAAGTAAATATTGTTACACCAGCAGTGCTACCAGCCAAATTACTTTTTGGTGATACAACTCCTCTTATTTCAACTATATTTCCTACTTTTCTATATTGAGGTGTATTTGAAGAAATATTGCTATAAGCATTGAAATTACTAGTTAATGTAGCATTTTTCCAACCACTATCATCTAAATCTTCATAAGAACTATTAGTTATCTTGTACCTTTTAGAACTGTTACTCGAAATAATAGTTACATAAGAATAAGATGTTTCTTTCTCTACAATTACATAAGCAAAGGGATCTACTCCACTTATTCCACTTTGAGAAGAATAGTATTTAAAATAACCATATATTTTATAAATACCAGTATTTAAACTTCTTAATATGATTGGATTAGAAGTATCTTCACTTGCTTTATATATTGGTAATTGCTCATCTATATCAGTAATAACATAACTCTCATTTTTTGAAAGTGAGTTACTATTTTTTAACTCTCTATATTTAGAAAGAGTTAGTTTATTAATAGTAACTCCATTCACTTTTGTTACACCCATAAACTACTCCCATATTTTTGTTACTGCTGTTGGAACTGTTATATTAACTGATTTATTAGATGGTGTTAATGCTGTACCATTTACTTTTATACTTTCAATAACATTTGCTTTTGCTCCTGTTTCAATGCCATTTAGTTTAGTATTTAATGCAGTTGTATAAGAAGCAGTTGTATCATCTAATACTGATTTATTAGAATGTGTATGTCTAGAATTAGTATTATTATCTATATTTGTTTTATATGTATTTGTAAAATTATTATCTGTATGTACATATGAACTATCAGTAACAAAGTTACTATCATTTGTTAATTCGCTTGTTTTTGTTGGAATATCTGAACTTAAAGCATATCCGCTTAAATCAATTTGAGTATCACCAACTTTTTCCCATTTATTATTAACATACAAATATTCATCATAAATATTTTGCGTTGTACTCGTGCTTTTTGCTACTAGATAAATAGTAGTTGTACTTCCTGTTGTAGGCAATGAACTTACTACTGATACATTCATTGTAGAAATACCATTGATTAAATTATTAACTTCTGTTTTTGTGTAAGTATCACTTTTCTTATAATAATTATCTAAGTTATTTACTGTCTTGGTAATAAATCCTGTATCATTAGTAAATGAACTTAATTTTGTTGGTACTGTTGGAATTGTAGGTTTATTAGTTAAATCATTGTAATTTCCACTAAAATTACTTTTTCCACTCCAACTTTCCTTTTCACTTGCACTTACAAATTGATCATCGGTAAATAACCATACTTCATTTTGTTGTTGCTGTTGTGTAATATTACCTGCTAACACCTCCGTATCATATTGAGATTTTGTAATTTTGTTAATTGTAATTCCATTAACTATTGTAGTTGCCATTTTCATCACTCTCCTCTTTCTTTAAGCAACTGGTTCTGTCCATATTTTTGTTTCACAATCACAAGTATCTCCACTTGGATTTTCTTCAAGAGTTGTAACTCTTGCATTTATGCTAGAAATATCTGTTTCAATATCTACTGCCTTAAACTCTACATCTATTAATCTATCGTTAAGTTCTCTTCCCATATTTGCACTTAGAGAATCTGTTGTGCTGCTACTATCTAAGTTATCAATAACTGACATATTATACCTCCCTTACATTTGCATTAAAACAATTGACATCTTGCCAAAATTCTAATGTATATGATTTGTTAGATTTTATAGTAAACTTATTATCTTCAACACTATCTCCATGCCATTTGATATCATAATTGCATTGAAATTGTGGTACTGTATCACCTGTTTTAAAAACAAATGTACATCTAAAACCTGCTGTTTTATTTTCATCAAAATTTAATAGTATTCTTGTTGGTACTGATGATACCTGGTAATTATAATTATCATATAATCTTGTTGATATTGTTGCTCTATCACTTGTTATAATCTTTTCTTTAGGTTTTAAGTCATTAAGATTATATGCTTTTGATTCATAAGAACTTCCATCAACCATAACTTTAAAATACTCAATTTCATTATTAGTTAAATCATCATACATTAAAGATATATATTCATCTGTCTTTAGAACCTGTGCAAATATATTATTTGCAAGTCCTGTTAAATCAGCATCTTTATAAGGTTGACAAGTACCATTAAATATATATAATCCTGTTTCTAGGTTGTTGAAATATATTGGTGTTTCTTCTGTACCTGTTAAATATTTAATTGGTTTGTTGGCTAAATTATTATAATCAGTTGTTCCACCTGATACTTCTTTGTATGTACCATTATCTGATAAATATTTTTCTCCAGTTCCGTCTGTTTTAACTAAGTCAATAACTTTTTGTGCTTCTGATACAAAATCAGGATATTGGCTAGGCATATCTTCACTAGCATTAATTGAATTTAATATTGTAAATTTCATTGTATAAGTTTTAAATACTAGTCCATCTTTTCTTAAAACTACTTCTACTTTAAGATCACCAGCAATATCTAATAAAGAATTTGGAATTGCATATTCAACATATTTTATTTTTAAATTTTCATTTTCATCTTCTAATATTTCTTCTAAAATTTCTAATTTAGGAGTACTAAATTTTGTACCATCTACTTTTTCAAATTCTAAATAAAAATCTTTATCATACATTTCTTCATCTAATGAAAACCATAATGTTGTCGCTTCGTTTTCATAAGTTTTTCCTATGATTAAATTATTACACATGTAATTTCTATCATTATTTAAATAAATACATATTTTCATTTCATCACCTCCTTATTAGTCCGTTGTTTTTGTATAATTTAAAATGATATAAAAAGTCCATTCAGTACCCCAACCACCATTAGAATAAAGGTTAACTGTATTATTTCTCTTTTCTACCCATACATCTGTTTTAGATGTTAACTCTCCAGCATATCCTACTTCTGGTAATGTTACGACTCTTACTGCTGAATATATGAAACCATTTTCAATCCATATTTTATCTAAATTTTCTATGTTGTAAGGTATAGTTTTTATTGTATTGGTGGAAAGACCAGGACTACTTATTACTTTTCTATATAATGGTTTGCCATCTATCCACTTACCTATCTCTTTTTCTTCTGTTGAGTAGACATTTCCTATTTCTCCACCATCTAATGTTTTTTCAGTATAACTGTTACTTGTAATTTCATAACCAATTACTTTGTTTCCATATGGTTGCAATAATTGAACATAAGTAGTTGTTGAACTCTTAGATATTGACATTAATAAAGGACTTGTTATTGCTGTTGTTCCCGAATAGGTTGGATAATATTTGATGTATCCATACAATTTATAAATGCCTTCATCAAGATTATAAAGAACAATAGGATTAGAAGTATCTTCACTTGATAGATTTATAACTGGTTTATTGGTTAAATCGTTATAATTTGTTACACCTCCACCAGCACCATCTGCTCCTTTTGGAATACCAAAATCAAATATGGGATTTGCTGTTGTTCCTCTTTGAGTTACTGTTGCTTGACTTCCTGCTGCTAATGTTGTTGTTGTTCCTACTTGAATATTAGGAGTAGTTCCATCTTGTCCAGTCTCTCCTTTATCACCTTTTGGTAATGTTAAATTTAATACTTGATTGGGAGATTGCCCTGTTATAGTTGCACTTGCTGTTTCACCTGATGTTACTGTTCCAATTGTAAGTGTGTTAGGATCACCTTTTGGTCCAGTTTCTCCTTGTGGTCCTGTTTCTCCTTGAATACCTTGCTCTCCTTGTGGTCCTGTTTCACCTTTTTCTCCAGTATCTCCTTTTTCACCTTGAATACCTTGTTCTCCCTTTTCTCCTTGTGGTCCTGTTTCGCCTTTTGCTCCTCTAGGAATAACAAAATCAAAGACTGCTGCACTTGAAGTACCACTATTAGTTACTTGTGCATCTGTTCCTGGCTCTCCAGTAGTAGTTGTTCCTACTTGAATAGTTGCAGCACTACCTCCACTTTGAGCATTTAGTTTCCCATTGCTATCTATTGTTAAGTTATCACCAACAATTATTCCACCTAGTGAAGTCTTTGAAGCAATTGGTAAATCATTATATTTATAGTTAGTTGATTTTTTAACTAAATAATTACCATTATCTTTCTTTACAACAATATCATCTGTACTTGCTAAATTGTTTGGAATTGAAAAAGTTATATAGTTACTACTACCTCCATCATATTTCAACTTCAATTTAACAGTTCCATTTGTATAGAAATAAGAAATTGGTGGATTATATTTTATAATTCCATCATTTATTTCTAATACTTCTGTTGTTTTGGTTGTTCCATTTTGCAATGTAAATTCCAAATAAGGATTTGTTATTGATCCTGTTCTGATGATAAATTGAATTTCATTATCACAATTACCTTCGTTTGTATATCCTAATTCATAAGTGCTTTTGATTGTATCTATGCTACATATATTTCTCATGCTTAATCAATCCTCATTAATACAACTTTATAAGCAAATGTAACAGCACTGCTATTTGGATTATAAAATGAGATAGATATTTCGTTATCTTTAAAAAGTACATTTCTAAATTCTGCTCCATTTAGATATCCATCTTGAGGACTATGAACATAACCAAATGCTAATCCAGCATATCCTGCTTTATAAGATTGACCACCAGAGCCAAATGAAATGACAACACAATTATTTTTAGTAAAACCACTAGGATAACTAACAGTAGTACTGGTATAACCACTAGCAGTTGTGCAGTTAATATTTCCACTAAGAACTGCAATTTTTCCATTTAACTTTTTATCTATCTCTGTTTTACTATAAACTTCGTGTTTGCATTTGCTTCCACAATATCCATATAATTTCTCTGCCATATAATTTCCTCCTATCGTTATTTAATTTACCAATCTTCAAATTTTGCACTTTCTTTTTTAAGTTTTAATTCTTCTTCTTTAAACTTTGCAGTTAAAGGATCTTTTGTGTATTGTCCTTTAGTCCAGTTGTTTAATAAATATTGTTGTTGTGCTGGATTTGGTGGTTGATATTTTGTATATATTTCTTTACTTCTTTTTGTTGGATTGCCATCTTCATCTAATTGAATTATCATTTTTTCTTCTTTGTACTCAAAACCCATAGCAGTTTTATATGTTATATTTTCCAATTCTTCTATGGCTTTCTGCCTACCTTTTTGGGTACTCTCCGACAACTCCGACAATTGACTTTTATATTTATAAAAAGTAGAAGAGGCTACTCCTAAATGTTCTATAATCTCTTTTTCAGAATAGCCTTTACTTGCCAATTCTTGTATTTCATCTGCTTTAGATAATAAATAGTCCTTTGCTGATTTTCTTCCTTTTTTTGCTCCCATTATTTATCACTCAATCACAATTTGAAATTTTTTAGCATATACTCCAATTGATCCTGCATATCCATCTTGTCCATTTGTTTTTTCATTGTCATACTGCCAATCAAAATCATTAACTTTATATTTTGCTTTTTTGTATGGTCTAATATCATTTGGAGTAAAATAATAAACTTCTACCATATCAATAATATTTTTGCCATCACCAGCAAATCCATTTTTGGTATCGTTGATGTTATAACCTGTTACATAAGGCAACCAACCTTTACCTGATAAATGAACTCTATATTTAATAGAACCTCTATCAACTTTAATTGCTAATCCAGTGATTGGACTATTTTCCCAACCTGCATAATCCTCTAAATTTCTAACTTCACTTAACCAACCATGTTTTAAAGTTTTTACCCTGTATGTAACATTAACATCAACATTTTTACTATTTGAAGCACTTGTTCCAGTGATATTATTAAACATCTCATTCATATCAACATTACCAGTAATACCATTAACAGAACCTGTACTTGAATATTGCCAAATATCATAATTAGAAGTAATGTTTGGTTTTGAAGTACTATATTTAGCACACCAGATTGAATATCCATAACTAGCAATTTTAGAACAATTTAAATAATTCTTAAACCAGTTTTCATTTGCATAAACTCCAGCATTATATCCAGCAGCCTTTATGTTTTTACAAAATTCTAAGGCAAAGTTAGTTAATTGATTTTTTCCTAAGTAAGTAGTACTATCATCTTCCATATCAATGTATACACAAAATGGTTTTTGTGAAATCTTTTTTAACATTCTTTTGCAATGATCTAATTCACTTTGTATGCTTTCTTCTCCAGTTAGATTTTTAGCATATGAATATAGATACACTCCAAATGGAATGCCTTTTGAAATACATCCATTAACATTGTTTATAAATTGAGTGTCATCTTGTCTCTCAACATTATCACCTAATCCAAGCCTAATAATAGCAAAATCAGCATTAACTTTATTCCAATCAATATTACCTTGCCAAGAACTTACATCAATTCCTTTTTTACTCATCTTACCACTTCCTTTTCTAAAATTTTTTATATCTCATTTTCCCACTAGTCAATTATATTGAGATATCCTTCCCACCTTCTCAGGTACACCCTTTTTATTTAATAGAAAAAAAGGAAACAAACAAAATAACTAATATCAGTTAATATGCTCCTTCTCCTTTCTCACTACTATTATATTAAAAATATTTTTTTTTTACTCAAAATCACTTAAATTTTCTCTTAATTTTTCTAAAATACTTTTTATTATTCTACATACATATGATTGAGAAAGACCTACTTCTTTGGCTAACTGCTCTTGATTTAACTTCTTATGCTCTAGCAATCCATACTTAGAACATATAATAAATTTATCTCTTTCTCTTAACTTTAAGATTTCCTTGTATAACAATTCTATTTGTTCTTTTTTTATCAACATTTCTTCTATTCTTTGAGTTTCATCTTCAATAAAATTACTAAATTCTA